TGATAGAGTTTGTCAGATATTCTTTGATATAGTGCTAGATGTAGAAATTGAAGAAGCTGATGAACTATCTGACACTGATAGAGGTGAAGGTGGTTTTGGTAGTACAGGAATCAAATGATGTTCGCAAATAAACTTTGTAAGGAAATTGGCTGCAAGATGAGAGCTTGGTCTGGGGGTGTGTGTAAAAATCACATTCCCAAAAAAGCTATTCCATCTATGCCAAAGCCTGCAAACAATAATGATAGGATACTAAAGATGCAAGAATTCTTTCTTTCTATATGGAAGAAAAGACCTCATAAGTCTGAGATAAGTGGATATTCATTAGGTAGCGAAGCATTGTCTGTTTATTTTCATCATATACTAGCTAAAGAAAAATATCCTCAAGCTTGTTTCGATGAAGAAAATATTATACTTTTGACACTCCTTGAACATGCTGATGTTGAAAGTGATATGTATAAATTTGAGGAAGTTAACAAAAGGCGATCTCTCTTATTAGTTAAATATGGAAAAATATAAAGAACTGTTATATGATTGGATATTTCACTTCAATCCATATAAAGATGCATGGGCTGCTATTCCTAGAAATCTATACACTCAATATTGTAATGATCATAGTATAAAAGGAGTGATATATAGTAGTAAACTAGAAACACTAATGCATATACTGTTTCAAATTAAAGGAAATAAAAACAATTTAAATCAATTAAAATAAATGAAAAACCAATTTGTTTACACAAGAATGCTAGAGAATGAATCTAGCGAAGCTATCTATGTAAAAGATAGTTTTAATATTGAGAAGGTTGTACGTACAATTACAATGGATGATGCACGTACACTAGTGTTACTTGATGACTTACATGAAAGAGCACAAGAAGTTCCAGACATTAATCCTAAGACAGGAAAGATGGTAGGAATGAAGAGAGAACGTAATACATTCCAAAGTGAAATCTATCTTAGTAAAGAAGATGGTGAAAGATTTTTATTAATTACAGAAGTATAATGGAAAAAGGATTTAAAAAATTAAATGGTGTAAGGGTGATATTATCCTTACCACCTAGAGATACTAAAGGTATTGAATTGAGCCCAGAACTAAAAGAAGAACTGGATAGAGAATATGCTGCTCAACTAGATAAGTTAGAAGTGTATGCTGTTGGAGATGCTGTAGAAGGAATCAAAATAGGAGATGTAGTTTATGTTCCTACAGAAGAATTAAAGCGTGGTACATTTGTAACTATAAATGAAGAATCAAAACTCATAGTTAATTCTATGGCTATAGCATTAGTTTGGTAATGAAACTTCCATTTATTAGTGCAAAATGCATCACTTATGGAAGAGTGTCTACGTTGGAGGAATCTATTTATAGTTTTCTCCAACAAGACTATCCTGGTGAAAAGGAATTAATCATTGTGAATGACTATCCTAAGCAAAAATTAATATTTGATCATCCAGATGTTAAAATAATCAATCTTGATTATACGTTTTCAACAATAGGTGCTAAAGAGAATTATGCTATTGAGTTATGTAAAGGAGAATTAATTGCTGTATGGGATGATGATGATATAGCTTTACCAAATCATTTAAGCAATGTAGCTAAGTTCTGGAAACCTAATACTAATATATTACATTGGGATAGAGGAGTGTATTACAATGCTCCAAATATAACAGCCATTGTAGGAATTGGTAATTCAGGAATAGTATACAATAAGAAATCTTGGGAAGCTATTGGTAAGAGTCCTATAGAGAATGCTGGTGGAGATATGACACTTGTTCATAAGATACATGCATTAGATAGAGAAGCTGTAGTGATGGCATCTCCTCCAGATGAAGAAGTGAGTTGGTTCTATAGATGGGGAGGGATAGATGTGTATCATCAATCAGGACAAGGACATGATGTTCCAGGAAAAGCTAATGCTATTCAGAGACATTCTTTGTTTATAGAACAAAAACGTCAGAGAGGACAAATACCAACAGGAGATGTTATACTAAATCCTAATTGGAAATATGATTATATACAAATGTTAAAAGATCATGTAAGCATGTTGTAAGTGGATATTACATCCTCTGTCATTTTTGATTCCCTGAAAAAGGAATGTGCCTTTTCCCAAAGACTGTAATCAGGAGCAAGCATTTTATTCTTATCAGGATTAGTAAGAATATAATCAATTGCTGAGTGGTGGCAAAGTACATTACCAGCATCTATATAACAATATACAGGATGGGGTATTTCTTTGAGTCTGATTTTATTGTTCTTCTCCTCCTGTTTACCAATAACCATTCCTTTGTAATTAAGTTTTTCCACCTCCTTATATAGCTTATACATATTTGGATGGAATAATGTATCATCATCTAATAGATGAAAATAGCCTTCTGTCACTTTAGATAAAGCAAAGTTTCTTTTTGTTACAGGATCATCATCTGCACAGTTTACATCATATACATTTATTCGATCATCTTGATGAGGAAATGTATAGTCTTTATGTTTACTCTTTCCCATATGCCATTTTACATCTGGGTATTGAGAAAAAGATCTATACACCTTCTCAACATTTTGAAATCTATATAGAGGAGTTACTAAGTGTAGCATTAGAAAGGATTTGCATGTTTTAAATCACTAGGAATAACAGTTGATTGGTCCATTATTTTATTATAAATCTCTCTTTCAATATTCAGTATGTTAGTTTCTTTATATCTCCACATCACCTTTTTATATATCTCTGAGCTAATTATATTGTTTTCTATCATAAAGTCTTTACACACTTTTCCCAAATCTATCATATAAACATTAACATCTATAGTGTGAGCATTAGGTTTATTATGTCTTCCATGATTCCATTTAAAATCTTTCTTTAGAATACAAACTTTAGAATACCAGAATGTATCTAAGACACATGTATTTCTTTGTTCTATAATATTTCTTGTAAAATCAAGAGGAGCTTCTCCTTTTTCATGTACAATTTGCATTCCTTGAGGAATTATAAAATCTAACTCAGATTTTTGAATATATTCTCTTAAGTTTGGATGGTATATTCTTTCATCCATATCTGCATATATTACAATATAACCATCATTTAAAAAATCAGTTTTTATTCGATTTTGATTTATAATATTGTGACCTTCTCCAAAGGTTTTTATAGTATATTTTTCAATATTATTTTCTCCAAATCCTTTTGAAAATAAATAAAGTATTACAGAATCATAGTTTTTTTCATGCACCATGAAATAAAACTCTTCAACTAGAAACCACTTCTTATAATAATCTATAAAGTTATCTGAGAAATAATTGATTCTATCAATAGCTGTAATTAATTTAAACTTCTTCTCCTCCATATATTTTAAACTTGGAGAGATTAGGATAGGGTAGTTCTAAATCTTCATTGTGTTTAGCTGTACCATCTATATTGTAAAATTGATTAATTAAAAGCAATCCTCTAGTGGCTATTTCAGGCATCATATAAAAGTTCCAGCCAAGCATATCAAACTCATCCTTATGATAAGAACATTCATTTCTTCCAGAGAATCGAGCACGCTTGAACCATTTGTAAGCTTTTTCATCATCTGTAAGAATAGCACCTCCTTTAGATAACTTTAGATGTTTATATGGTCCTGTGAAACTAACACACATATGTGTTCCAGGAATATACATTTCAGCTGTAAATCTTAGAGCTGAGTCCCACACTCTTGTAGGAGATAGTTGATATGCTCCTTTAATTGTTTCTCCTTCTACAGGAATCCATTTTACTTTTGCTCCTGCATGTATTATTTCACATGGAACAGATGGATATGTTCTACAGGGAATAGCTATTTCTAAATCTTTGACATTCTCATACATGAGTGCCATAAACAAAGCATTACTTTGATTATCTACAGTTACAGCATATTTAGCTCCTGTATAATCACACAAAGCTTGTTCGAACTGTTCTGTTATTTTGTATATACCTTCAGCCATTTTTTCTCATTGGTTTACATGGATTACCATAAGCTATTACATTATCAGGAATATCTCTTACAACAACTGATCCAGCTCCTATAATTGAGTTCTTTCCAATAGTGATTCCATTACTTACAGTGGCTCCTATTCCTATTAATGTTCCTCTACCTATATGAACATGTCCTGCAACATTTGCTCCAGGATTGATGCTAACGAAATCTTCAATCACTGTGTGATGATTTATCATGGCTCTATTACCAATGTTTACAAAATCTCCCACTTTAGCATGAGGTCCTACAAAAGCTAAATTATTAATTAATAATCCTTTACCAAGAATAGATGTACTAGATAAAATAGCTGTAGAATGTATAACATTTACAAATTCTAATCCATCAATATCAAATCCCTCTACCACCTTTAGTTTTGTATAAGCATTAGATACACCAAGTGCAAATAATCCAGATCTATCTTTAATTTCATCTACCATCTCCCATTTAAACTTTTGATTATCAAATGTATACTCTATAGGAATATGTAAGTTATTTACAATTTCTAGAGATGGATAAACATCACAACTTTCTAGATTGTCCATTATCATAGGAATGGTGGCATCACTTTTCCCTAGAAGAATTAATTTTGTTAGCATATCCCAAAGATACAAATTCTTTTGAACTCATCACTTCTAAATCTAGATCATACATAATCCTTTTAATACGTTGTAGGAGTTTAGCATTTGTAGCAAGAGTTTTATCTTTATAATACAAATTATCCTCCAGTCCTATTCTTATACCATCTGCATATAATAAGCCAAGCATGTTTGCTTTTATTTGATCTTTACCAATACCACCAAAGCACATAATACTATCTTTTGGTTTATTAACAAGAATACTGGCTACAGTGGATAGGTCAGATTGCCCATTATATAGGTTCCCTAGAATAACATTAATGTAATAGGGACCTTTCAGAATGTTTTTTTTAATTAAGTGATTGGTATAATTGAGCATTCCACTATCAAAACATTCTATTTCTGGAACTACACCATACTCATCCATCTTTTCAATAAGCTTAATAATTACATCAGGCTCATTAATAGATGCACTATTTGGAAAGTTAAGAGAACTCATTGTAAGAGATGCCATATCTGGCATTAACTCAATTACAGCTGAACGTTTCTCAAACTCTGGAAAATGTCTACCAGTTAGAGAAACACATATAGGAAGTCCTGGACAGTGTTTTCTAACACCATCAATTATATCTTTATATACATCCACTCTCCATGTATTCAGAAAATTTTCATCTCTAGCGTGCAAATGCACTAATGTAATGCCTAGCTCAAAAGCAAAATGCACCTCCTCCACAATTTTAGTTGGGGAAAAAGGTGCATTTGAATTTTGTTTTGTAGGCTGTGTACCTGTAGGAGTGAAGTTGATTATTTTCTTCCCATTCATTTAGAAAGTCTCTTTTGTTTCATTGGCCATTGAGGACTTTTTAGTCTCAATTTAGTATCAGCCTCCTTCATATAATTACCATTGATTGGATTAGGAGGTGCCACTTTAGGAGCTTTTCTTGGCTTACCAGATTTCTTAGCTTTGCCAGCTGTCATATTACTTGCAGCCATATTTGCATTTTGCCATTTTACCACCAGATTTCATAGGAGGAACCATAGAAGCAGCTTTACCACCATATTGCATTTTCTTTTTAGCAGCCACCTTTCCACCTTTTTTCATTGGAGCAGATACAGCTGGAGCAGCAGGAGCTGACATTGATGCTGCAGGAGCTGTTGCAGGAGCCATTCCTGGAGCTGCTGCTTCTTTCTTCTTACCACCAAATAGTTTATTAGCAGCCATTCCAGCTAAACCAAAACCACCCACCTTTGCCACTTTACCTAATACATCTCCAAAATTAGCTTTCTTAACAGAAGCACCTTTCTTAGCTATAACACCACGTCCTTTAAGAATGTCAGCTTTAGTAATCTTTCCATCTTTATTAAGATCAGGAAATGATCCACCAGATTTAGCTCTCTTAGGCATTAATTTATCTAGATTTTTTGTAACAAAATCCTGTCCTCGTTCTTTACGAGTATCTCGTTCTACCATACGTTTAGCTACATTTGTAGCTCTATCTGGATTTTTAGCTTCAAGTCTTCCAATACGTTTTAATTGACCAGATCTTAATGAAACTCCTGTTTTTGCTTTTTTAATTGTTGCCATTATATTAATTTTTTTTATTTAGATTTAGATTTTTTAACAGAATTATTAATTGCTTTGTTATTTTTAGGAGCATATTTACCTACACCATCTTGTCTATCTAAAAGATCAGCCATACGAATGTCTCCTTTAGTTTGAGGTTTACTCTTTGCCATTATATTAATGTTTTAAATTAGTTAACAATTCCATTTACGTAAAGATTTATTTATTCTGCTATTTGGATCACTCGCTGTTTTAGCAGATGTTAATTTCTTTTTCATCCCTGACATTCTACTACAAAATGACTTACGTCTACCTGCAGCTTTACTTCCAGGCTTAAGTTTAGAAGGTTTAGTAGTGACAGCTGTTTTAAGTTTACTTCCAGGATTAGCTCTTCTATATGAAGCTACGCCTTTAGCATTTAATCCACCAGAAGGATTTTTACCTTCTTTTCTTTGCCATGCTGGACTTTTTGTCATAATAGTCAGGATTATCTTTGTGCCATTTCCTTACAGAAGCAACACCTTGTTTAACAGTTTTAGCTTTTGATTTCTTAGTGAGGTTAATCTTATCCCACTTTCCTGCAGAAGGACCAGCTGTGTGATCAACAACTATATCACCTTTATTACCAATTCCTTTATCTACTTTCTTTTTAAACACTTTATGTGTTTGTCCCCCTACCTTTACAACACTTCCACCATTCTTTAATGTGCTTCCTTTAAAAGGTCCTTTCTTTTTAATAAGAGGACCATTAGGAACAGGAGTGATTGCTCCCTTAATAGCAGGAATAGTGTCACCACCATTTCTAAGAACACCTTTCCCTACATAAGCTGTTGCTTTTTGTGGATTGTATGGACCTGGTTTTCTAATACTTCCCATTATTTATTATTACTTATTATACACTCAATACATTGTCCTGTAATATCTAAAAGAACTAAATGTATAGGACATAAGTTATTCATTATTATTTAGCTTTAAATGTCTGTATGTTTATTTAAATATTCTAATAGTCTTTTTGCTGTATCTATATTGTCATCAATTTGCCCAAGAAATCTATTACAATTTCCACATAACAAACCTCTTACTTTACCTGTTTTGTGACAATGATCAACAGCTAACGATCTATCTAATTTATCTTCATGTGTGTGACAAATACAACATTTGTAATCTTGTTCAGATAACATTCTGTCATATTTCTCAGGAGTAATACCATATTTCTTTTTAAGAAGATATGTTCTTTGTCTTTCTAAATTATATCTATTTCTTGTTCTTTCTGAACAACACTCTTTACAATATGTTTTAGCTTTTCCAAATATCTTCCATTCTTTACAAGAGTTACAAAGAGTATAGCCATTATCTATTTTTTCTTGTTGCTCTTTTTCAATAATTAATAATTCATCTATAGTAATACCTTGTCTTTTGGCACGTCTACTTGAATTACGAGGATCTATAGAATATGACATATTACTTGCCTTTTCTTGCTTTTCCCATCTTTTTTAGAGTAACAGCTAATGCTTTTCTTTTAGGAGTGCATGTAGCTTTAGTCATAGGAGTGCAAAATCCTTTATGTTTTGGATTTACAGCTTTCTGTATCCAGTTTTTATCTTTAGCTGCAGCCATGATGATTATTTCTTTTTAGAAACTTTACCACCCATTTTCATCTTACCACCACCAGCTTGTTTTCTTTCAATTCTAGAAGCATCAAGTTCTTTATCTTTCTTTAATACAGCTTTGCCTCTAGCACCAGCTATTGTACGTTCTTGAACTTTAGTCCAAGCACCATTAGGATCTACAGGACCAACTCTTTTGGTAGATGCTTTAAGTCCAGATAGACTTCCACCATTTTGCATTTTCTTTTTACCTTTTTCCATTTTAGTTTTAGCTATTTGAAATTTAGATTTTAAAATATTTTGTTTTTCTTCAGATTTTTTTTTAAAATCTGATTGAGCTTTATTAAGAGAATCTCTTTTTAGTTGTATAGATTTGTAAAGAGAATCTGGACTACTCATACTAAGTTTTCCCCCACCTTGCATTTTTTTAACTACCTTTACCATTTCTTCTGAATGTTATATTAGGTTTAACAATTATATCTTTATGGGCATATTGCCACAGTTCTCCTGTAGCATTAATGATAATCGTATAGATTGTATCAGTTTCATGACCATAATCTATTAAATACCATACTACACCATCTCCTTTAGGCGTAGAAACCTCAAGCCTATTAGTAGGCTCGAAGATCATTTTCCTTTAGCTTTTATTTTCTTTTCTTGCTTAAGCATAGCAGCTGTAGGTTTCTTTCCAGATCCTTTATTAGCTCTGATGTTATCCCAAAGTCCTCTTTGAGAAACAGAACCATCAGCACGTTTTATCATTTGTTTTGCCATCTTTTTATAATTTTATTCTTCTACCACTTCAATAGCAACACCATCGTTAACAGCTCTTTCTACCATCTTCTCAATGATTTCATTAGCTTGATGAGCTAACATAATTCTACTTGCTTCTGGTGTTCCTAATACAGCTCTAAGGCTATTTAAAATAAGACCAAATTCATCACCTTTAAGACTGAATTGATCCTCTGGACCCCATGTGTACTTTTTGCTTGGGTTGTAAATGTTGTTTGACATAATTATAGTTTTTGGTTTAAGTTGTAAATATACTAATTGTCAAGACTTATTTGAAAAGAGATGGTAGCTGATGCTTTAATGCTTTTTGATAAATCTAATTTAATTTTAAACATGTTGTGAAACTTTAATATTTCTTCCAATAACATTGGGTTATACTTAGGTAGACTAGGTGCTAGTCTAAATATATAAGCATTGGGCCCTTTAGTTATTTCTAATATAGATAGTTCATCTACTGAATCTATTATTCCTTCTAAATGAGAAAAATACATTTCTTCATTATCTGGAAGTATTTCTGGAAAAAACTTTTTATTTATTTGCACAATTCTAAGAAAGTGTTAATAGATATTTAGTTTTAGCTGCTTCTCCAGATAGTGCATCTGCTAAGTTACATATGTCATGAAAGCGATTAGCTTCACCATATGCTTTTAAATCAGAAGCAAACACACCTAAATCTTTTACAACATCCATAGAGGATGCATTAGATAGAGGATCAATCTTAAATATACCAGGACGTTTACCTAAATATCCCATAAGTTTCTCTACTACATCATCTTTAAAATCTTGTACATATTCATACAATTTTCCTAAAGCTTTATGTGTAGCATACGAAGTTGTTTGCCAATGCAATAGATGTAATTGCTCATGAAAATATGTAAGCTTTCCAGCTATAGTTTCTAATGTCAATTCTTCAGAGGATGATGCTTTCATCATCTCTTCTGGAAAGAATGATTTTGCCATAGTTTTTATCCTCCTATAGTGGTGGTGGTAGTAGTTGTAGGAGCTACAGTTGTAGTGGTTGTAGTAGTTGTAGGAGCCACTGTAGTAGTTGTGGTGGTGGTATAATTACAACATTCATATGCTGTAATTTCTTGCCAATTACCCACTTTAGGTTTATTTTTTCTAAGAATAAGAGACCCTGCTACCACTCTACCAGTTCCATCAAATCTTACATACGCTTTTAAGCGTTGATTGTTACCATTTGCCATTTTTAATTTTTTTAATTTGTGAATAAAAATTTTCTTTATTTATATAAATTAAGCAAGACTTCTAGCAACCAGGGCTACAAAATCTTTATTCATATTTAAGGTTGTATTTCTTCTTTAATTCAAGAAGTTGTTGTAGATAATAATGATTGCAACGTTTTTTAGTTTCTTCATTATTATTAACTATTTCTAAATGAGGATCATCAAATGGATCTTTACCAGTGTGATATGTTCCTTTATAAAAAGCTGGATAACTTCCTCCCATAAATGGATCAGTTATCCCTGCATTATGTAATATAGTTGTTCTTTCAAGTTTCTCAATAGGATCAGAGCTCCAAGCAAATTCCATATCTGGAGTGTTTATTGTTTGTCCTCCTCTTTTCCAGATGTTCCAAAGGACAGCCCACATATCAGCACACCAACTTTGAAATCCTTTATTCTCATCTTGAAAGAACTCCTGATTGATATTTCTTAAGTGTGTACGAATAACTAAACAACTTGTCATTACATCACTCCAGAATTGTTCATCTATGTTCTTTAATAGATATTGAGCTCCTCCTGAATGTAAGTTATTAGCTTCTGCTATTTCTCTTGATATACCATTTAAAGATGTAATCTCTTGTAGTATGTCTCTTTCTTTATAAGCTTCTAGCTTTTCAGGAAGGACATCTTTTATTTTACTATCAAAATATGAAGCATTGATATAACTGTTTGTATCTGATAGATAACTTATGTCATCATCTATATACTTATCAACATTGAACTTCTCTGTAAAAACTATATCACTATCGCAGTAGAATACAGCTTTATCCTTCATTTCAGGATGGTCTCTAAAATATCTCATTAGAACATAAGGCCTAATGATTGGTATATAGATACCTAGAAGTTTACTCACTTTATCTACATCTTTATAGAAAACAAATTCTGTTTCTGGATATAGATTAATTATCTTTTCCCATCTAGTATTCTTTTCTCTAAAGTCAGGGATGTATATTAATACAGTGGCTTTATCTGAGTGTCCAAGTTTTTTTAAACTTTCAAGCCATAGATGTACCTGCCATGTGTAATAGGTGTCATCAGGCTGAGAGCAAAGAAATCTAAGTTCTTTCTTCATATATGTAGTTGGTTGGTTTTTTATTTGTATTAAGGAGCCACTGTAGTAGTTGTAGTGGTAGTAGTAAGATTAGCTGTCACTTTAATAAGATATTCTAATTGCTTACTGATTTGCCATAACAAATTACTTTCTTGACTCCAACCTATTTGCCTGTTTGGAATTTTCATTTTATTTATATTTTATATTTATTATCCTACTTGGTTTACTGTTACAATTAATCCAGGAATAGCAGGAATATTTCCTGTAGCTAGAGCTGATGTCATCACTATTGCATTATCTGCATTACTATTTATTTCCCATTTAAGTTGTACATATTCATTAGCAGTGGTTGTTTTAAAAAAGAAGTTCCATGCTGGTACAACATACACAGAGTTGGAAGGAAAACCTATTTGTGAACCACTAATAGGTACAGTTGTACCATTTTGTGCTAACCAAATATGTATATGTGTAGCAGTGTTACCACTATTTTTTACCATCTGTGCACTAAATGCTATGTTATATACACCAGGATTAGCTATTGTTATTTGAGAACCAGAAACTATAGATACTCCATTGTTCCATGGATCTGAATTATTAAGACCCATTGTAAGAACACTTCCTGCAACTCCTGTTTGATTTGTAGTGTCATAGAAAGATCCTAAATAACCACTAGCAGCTCCATTCACTCCACTTGTTCCTGAGCTTCCTGATGTACCACTTGTTCCACTAGTACCCATAATATTACATGTAACACATGTAAGCTCCTCTAATTGAGAAGCTACTTGCCACAGCAGATTGGATTCTTGACTCCAGCCTATTTGTTTATTAGGTATACTCATTATACAAAAATATGATGTTTATTGTAACAATTAATGCTTTACAATAATTTAGTATAACTAAACTAGTTATAAAATAATAATCAAATTAGTTATCTTCCTTGACCTCTATATTTAGAAGCAGGAGATGAATGTTTATTGGTAGTTTTAGAATGTTTTCCTATACGTCTTTTGCCAAAACTCACTTTACCTTTATCCTTTATTATATTTGCTTTCTTTGCCATTGGTTGGTTTATTTATAAGGAATATATTTTGTATCACCATTCTTTTTAATGGCTTTTAAGATTTGCTTACGCTGTTTACCATTAGCCTTATAACTAACATGTACCCATGAAGGATTAGTATCATCACCAAATTCCCAAATAAGCTGATCAAAATTTAAATTATCTTTTATGTATTTAAAGATTTCACTATTCTTAATTGCTGTTCCATCCATGTCAATATCAAAAGCTTCACCTAAACAATGTTGACTAGTTAATGATGTACCAGGAACAAGTCTATTTAACTTCTCACTTCTATATCCTGAACTTATATGTATTGGAACTTTAAAATGTTCTCTAATTGGTTGAAAGATATTAGTTGCTAGTATTTTTAAGCTTTCTAAATGTTTTTCTGTTGGCATATTATCTATACCACTTCTTTTAGCAGATTCACTTCTAGTCACTTCTGACAAATCTAAATTCTCTGATAGTTTCATTTCTTAAATATCTTTTCAGCTGAGGTTAATCCTAAACATCCAAAAGCCAATAAGGCTACTGATTCTACTAATATTGTTGATGGTGCAGTGTGTTCTTCACTAAACGAATTATGGTACATTGTAACACATAAAGCTATTACACATAACAATCCACATAAACGCTTCATGCTTAGACTTCCACTTTCATCACAAAAAAACTGTTTCATATTATTTAATTTTAAAGTCCTTATTAATACCTATAGAGTATGATGCAAATGTATCTCCAAAAGCACTCTGAGCACCATAACTTAAAACAAATGAATATTCTTTTTTTAATGGTATTGTATAATTGAAATCATACTCCATCGTAATATCTTTATGGTAATAAAAATATCCAATTGCTGCACTTACGCTAAACCTTTCATAAATAGGAAAGGTGGCCATAGCTTCTTGATAAAAATCCTTTCTGTCAAATGTCCACCAACCACTATTAATTCCCACTGCTGTATTCCCAAAATACTTTCCCACTTCAATAGTTCCACCTAATAAGTTTTTAGTGTCCTGAAGCTTAGTATCAAACGCTACATTAGGAGCAGCCATTATATAATACTGAGCCTTTGATTCTAAAGCAATAAAAAATAATAAAATAAATATTAATCTCATTTCTGTTTAACTGCCACTTTTCTTACTGCCACCTTTTTAACTGCCACTTTTCTTAGTGGTTTCTTTGGTAAAGCAGGTTTCTTAAACATATCATAAACAATAGAACCTAACAGAGTAATAGCAAGTGCAATTGCTCCTATTATAAAACTAGAAAACTTATCAAGAAGAGAAATCATTTCTTTGGTTTCTCTTGCTCCAATTTTAGTTTGTATATCTATTAATTCATTTACATATTTTAATACAGGATAGATTTTTGCATCCATTTCTTTAGCTTCATCATCTGTAATAATTTCATCTAAAGTAATTTTTACAAAGAATTCATCTGCTATCTCAATATACATTTCAGCTTTTTGGCTTATTTCTTTTTCTTCTGGAGTTTGATATGTATTTAAATAAGCAGCCCACATTGTATCTGTTATTTCTTTTTCTTTTTGAATAGAAATTAAATCAATCTTACCACCCTTTATTACTTTAATTTGATCTTGTATAGTTGATCCATAATAATCAAACTTCCTACTTAGGTAAGGTTGTGGAACTAATCTATCTTCATAAATACTTGTAGCACTTTGCTTTATAGTATGTTCTACATATTTACCAAATCCTGCAATAGCTAAAATTATAGCAGTTAATATAATGAGTAATATATTTTTCATTTCCTTCTTCTTGTTGGTTTAGGTTGCTCTTTTTTTATAAAAGACATTGGGTCAGCAGCAAACTGTCCACTTAGTTTTAGCACTCCATTTATAATCTCAGGACTGTTTAACCCAACCAGTCCATAAGTAATAGCTTTATACATTGAACTAATCTCAAATTGCTCCATCACAAACCATGCAATCAAAGATGCTATCATTGCACTTATCATCTTTTTTGTTACATCTATTCCTGATTGATTCTCACTTGTTGTAACAAGTCGAGCAACCATTCCAGCTGCACCAATGAGTAAAACTACCCACCCCCCCTCTAAAAAATTTTTTATAAAATTTTCCAATGTTATCTTGCTTAAACTTTATAATTTCAATGAATACCCTATTGAATATCCTGACATTCCATATCCAATATTAAATAAGCCTTTCTTACGTGTCTTTAAACTTATAATGAAGTTATGATTCACTTGTGCGTAATCTGTGCTTATATCGCTTCTTATTCCTAAATACAAAGCAGCTTTAGGTTTGGCTTCTATATTATTAGTGATTGTTATCGTTTTTTCTTGTACTTGTGCTTTAAATGATCTCCCAATGATTTTATTTTGGCTGATGGTATCTTTGATAACGTAAAGGTTATTTTCTTGCTTAATAGAGTCTGTATATTCTTTAACTTGGTTATAATCTTTAACAATATAGGCTGTATCATGTTTTTCTTTATAAATATTAGTGAAAATGGTATCTAAAACTTTAAAAGGTATGTTGTCTCCTTTAGTATATTTAGTTAAAGTTTTAGTAGTGACTATTGTATCTATTTTAGTTTTAGTGACAGTGGTTGTTGGAATTCTAAATTCAAACAAAAACAAAGACAATAAAATTAAAATAAATATTATTCCATTCTTAATCATTTTATTTTATTAGTTGCTTTAATGTAATACCTAATGGCAAAAAATCCACTTATTATAGCTACCAGAGAAGCTATTAAAGTTACCATTGGTTGTATATCAGCAATACTTAGCATTGCACCTGATACACTTATTGCAGTCGCAAAATCAGCGTTAGTATTTGTCATCTTTTAATTTGGGGAATTTAATTTTATGTGTAGAAAGGCAATCTACACTATGAGTAACAAAGCTAAGTATTAGTTTTGAGAATTGCAAATGTTTTTTTACATTTGATGAATAAAACCAATGATTATGCCTTACAGTTTTACGTATTTCAAACCAGAAGTTAAAGAATGGTTTATTTCTAATGTACCCATCTCATACAGAGTGTTAGATGTAGGCCCTGGAATAGGTACATACTCAGATATTTTACGTTCATCAGGATATAAATTAGATGCTATTGAAATCTTTGAGCCTTATATTGAGAAATACAATCTTAAAGAAAAATATGACAATGTTTATATTGGTGATATTACATTATTCAATATTGATGATTATGATTTTATTATACTTGGAGATGTATTAGAACATCTAAAGGTGGATGATGCTGTAAACTTGATCAATTCAATTATTAATAGTGGTAAGGAATGTTTAGTAGCTGTACCATATAAAATGGAACAAGGAGAACATGAGGGTAATATATACGAAACTCATCATCAACCAGATCTAACAATAGATGTGATGAAAGAGAGATATAGTAAATTAGAATGTATATATAACAATGAATATTATGGATATTATACGTATATAAATATAAAATTTGAAAAAGCATATGTATTATATGCAAATGCATCTTATTTTGACACAGTGCTATCTTGTGTAAAATCTATAAAGACATTTAGTGATGTTCCTGTTATAGTATATATGCTTAATTCTAAGCTAAAGATTGATGGAGCTCTTACAATAAATTGGGAATGTGACGTAGATATCATTCATAAACAGAAATATATAGATAGAAAGGATGATAAAGTGTACAAACTGTTGATACAACGTCCACTTATTGTTAAAGATGCTCTAATGAACTATGCCAAATCTGTTGCTTATATAGATGCAGATAGTGTAGCTACAAAATATGTAGACAATATATTTACAATGTTTGATAATAAATCTGTTCATCCATATTTTGTAGAAGGTATGTATGAATATTTATTAATTAATGGTAAAGGAGGAGCAGCTAGTAGAAAAGATCTATCTACAACACTAGAACATCCAGCATGTGAGTTATTTAATGTTAACCAATATGTAAGACAGAAATATAGACAAACTGGTTATTTTGTATCTGGACAGAATTGTATAGAGTTTTTAGATGAGTGGTATAACATGTGCATTCATCCAGAAGTGTTAGCCCACCATACGCATTATGCTCCCTATCATGAAGAAACTATTGTTAATGTTTTATTGTGGAAGAAGAACATACATACAGGTCTTCCTTACATATATATGAATGGATCATATGATACTATTAATGAAGTGTATGACACTATTGGGTTTAATGGTAAAGATAATACTGTTAGAGAATGGGTGAAGATTCCTAAGACTAAATCAAATTTATTATTCTTTCATGGAGAAAAAGATTCTGTAATAATGAATAAAATGATAGCTAAACTAAATAGTAAATTAAAAATATTGTTTTTAGCACCCCATTTATCTACAGGAGGAATGCCAGCATTCTTATTAAAAAGAATAGAGGCTTTGAAAAGCAATAATGATGTAGAAATATTTGTTGTAGAGTATCAATGCTATAGTATTGATTATGTTGTACAAAGAAATCAAATAATGAACATTGTTAATCCAAACTTTCGTACACTATGGGAGAATAAAATGGAACTGTTTGATGTTATAAATGATTGGAAACCTGATGTTATTCATATAGATGAAATGTCTGAGAGATTAGATAGGGAAATGATCGTATCATTATACAATCATAACAGATCATATCGTATCATTGAAACTTGTCATGATGTATCATTCACTCCAAATGATAAAATGTTTCATCCAGATGCATATGCTTTCTGTACACCTCATCACTTAAAGACATTCAATAACACCATTTCTTATAAACAAGTGATTGAGTTTCCAATAGAGGATTTGAAGAATAAAAAATGTATATGGGATGAAGCTATGATGGATCTAGATTTTGATTTCTCAAAAGAACATGTTGTAAATGTTGGACTATGGACTTCAGGAAAGAATCAAAAAGAAGCTGTTGAACTAGCAAGACAAATGCCTGATGTACAGTTTCATTTTATAGGAAACATGGCTCCTAACTTTAGAGACTATTGGCATCCAATAATATTAGATCTTCCAGATAATTGTAAAATATGGGGAGAACGTGATGATGTTTATAAATTCTTAATGGCCTCAGATGTATTTATGTTTAATAGCACTTGGGAATGTAATCCTTTAGTTATTAGAGAAGCTATTGGTCATGAGTGTAAAATATTAGCTAGAGATTTGCCACAATATTGTGGAATGTTTGATGGATACATTACACCAATAGGTGATAATTTAAAAGAACAATTAGAACAAGCATTAGAAGAACCTGTTACATACACTATTCCTACTAATCAGTTTATTAATTTTAGAGACAATCATATTGCTTTATATAAACAAGTGGTTAGTAGTGCTACCCAGATGAGTAATGTAAGTATTAATCAACATTTTGTCAACAATCCATTTCTTGAAATAAAAGGAACTTCTGATAGTGTATTTAAAATATGTTTTTATGATGAACATAATATTTTACAATATGAAAATACTATAAAAGCTAATCATTGGGTGAAGCTCAATAGACAATGGTATACTAAATGGTCAACTAAAGTGTGGGAGAACAATGAGGTGATATATAATAATGTATTAAGTCTAGAAAACAAAAGAGTTTATATTGCTTTTGATAGCTCTTCTCTTGGAGATACTATAGCCTGGATACCTTATTGTTTAGAGTTTAAGAATAAACATAATTGCGATGTTATTGTAAGTACATTCCATAACTATTTGTTTGAGAGTGTGTATCCAGAACTTGAGTTTATAAAGCCAGGACTGCCTGTTAATAACATCTATGCTCAATACACTCTTGGATGGTTTTATAATCTAGATAAAGAACCAGCTTTACCAAATACAATACCACTACAACAAACAGCTACAAACATCTTAGGACTAGACTATAAAGAAATCAAGCCTCGTATTGCTGTAAAGACTCATGAGAAGCCAGTGGAGAAATACGTAACTATAGCTACCAATTCTACAGCAGGATGTAAGTTCTGGACTAAAGAAGGATGGCAAGAAGTGATTAATTTTCTAGTTGATAAGGGATATAAAGTGATTAATGTTTCCAAGGAAAAGAATCCTTTTGATAACTGTACACAACTAGAAGACTATTCTATGGATAATACTATAAACACTATATATTATAGTGAGTTCTTTATAGGATTATCTAGTGGTTTAAGTTGGATGGCTTGGGGAATGGGTAAACAAGTGGTGATGATCTCAAACTTCACAGAAGAAGATCATGAGTTTAAATGTATCAGGATAACAAATGATACATTGTGTCATGGATGTTGGAACAGTGCTGATTATAAATTTGATCGTGGGGATTGGGACTGGTGCCCTAGACACAAAAATACCCCTAGACATTTTGAATGTCATAGGGGTATATCTGCAAAACAAGTGATTGATAGTTTAGTCTTTCTGAAACACTTGTAACATTTGTCCTTTAGCTAATATAGTGAGAGATTCATTTTCTTTAATAAAGGTTTTAAGAAGCTGTTGATCAGACGTATCTAGATCAATAGTTTCTCCTTTATTTAAATTCAATGCCATTTCCCAAAACTTCATAGCATCTCCTTTTGGTTGTTGTACTAAAGATGCTGCTAATAATTTTCCTGTATTAGCATTCTCAATCTCTTGACCATCTAGATCAACAAGATTAAAATTAAAATTTAATTTCATAATGATTTTTTGTTAGTTTTTATTTACAAATGTAAATAATAATTTATTCAATTACAACATTTTCTGTTGTTGTAGATGTTGTTGTGGTAGGCTCTAACGTAGTTGTTGTACTTGTTGTAGGAGGAACGTAATCACCTGTAATAGTTAAATTAAGTTGTTCTGCTACCCAATCCCAAGCATATTCATCTATTGTCCATTCAGCATAAGCCTCACCTGACATAGTCAAATTGCCTTGTGATAGCTGATTTGCTATATTACCATCAACTGTGCTAAACAATCCCCACCAAAAGGTAGCTGAATTATTTAGTTGAACATTAATAGCATAAGTATTTAATACTGATGCTTCTTGGACTGTGCCGTTATCCCATATAGAGATAGGTTGGATATTTTTCATAATTATTTATTTTCTAGTGTTTTGATTTTTTCTGATAATTCTTGAATGGCTTTGAATGCTAAAGCAATCATATTTGGATATGACAATGAGTTTGGAAGTCCTTCTTCATTATAATTTACAAATTCAGTTAATCCTAAATCATGAATTTCTTCAGCTATTAATCCAACGAATTGTTTATCTCCATCTACTTCAGATATACCTTTATAATATACAGGTCTTAGTTGATTAACAATATCAATACCTTTGTCGTAATTAGATATGTCTTTTTTATATCTAAGAGAAGAAGTATTTATATAAATTCCATAACTTGAAGCAGGATTAATCCATGTGTTTGGTGAGTTACCTGTTGTAAAGTTGTTTATCTGAGGAAATGAAACTAAGGCATCACCTCTTACTCTAAATAATGAAGCAAAACTTGAAGATTCTATACTTACAGGAAAATGTGAGCTTGTTGAACCTGCAGCAATATATAAACCATATCCAGCATCAATTATTTGAGTTTGATAACCATTATCTGTAGTAGTATTAATTAGTACGTTACCAACTGATGTTATACGCATACGTTCAGCACCACTACCTCCGTCTGCTTTAGTAACAAATGCTAAATAACCTCCACCTGTATTTGTTGCACCAGCATTAGTTGTAAAGCCTCTAATAGATGCTATACCATATCTACCAGAACCACCAGTACCTGCATTTGAAGTATTGATAAAATCTAAAGAACCAATAAATGCGTCAGTTGCAGTTGAACTTGCAGCTAATTCGTGAGAAGTACCACCTGCTCCATATTGAGTTAAATAACGTATAGCACCATATCCTGCCCCATCATATCCTGGACTTTGAGTTCCAATCCCTACGTTACCACCTGTTGTTATTGTTAATCTTTCTGAACCACCAACCTCAAATGCTAAAGGAACATAAGAACCAGCTCCAACATACGAAGTTGCTATATAACTCTTTGTGCTACCTGCACTTAAATAAACTGTATTAGTACCAGCACTAGTAATTGATGCTACATTCCCATTTACTAAAAGTGCATAACTAGCGTTATTTGTTGCACCATTTACATTAACCGATGAACTAAACGTAGCTGCTCCTGCATATAAACCTGCATACCCATTGGCATCAGTTAATAAAGTAAATGAAGTTGCTGCATCTGAACCATATTGAATTCTTCGTGTTGAAGCAACACTCCCTATTGTGAATCCATATGTATCTGAACTTTTAATAGTTGAACTAAACGTAGCTGCTCCTGTGGTCTTTGTTATAGTTACTCTTGTAGCTACTCCTGTTTCATCTATGTTTAAATCACCATTACCATTTATATTTATACCAAAATTAGCAGTTGGACTAATAGACCTAAATAAATTAATATGTGAATTATTATTATTAGTTATAATTACACCACCTGTTGCTGCACTTGTTAATGATAAATTTCCTGTTAATGTCTTAGCACCTGCAAAGGTTTGTGTTCCCGTAGTTACTACACCTCTATTAGTTGCACTTGCATCAGGTACGTTTAACGTAATTACAGGCGTTGTAGTGCCATTTGCTACTGTAGATGATAAGTCAGTACCGCTTGTACCTAAAGTTAAAGCAGCAACGCTTGTAACAGTTCCTACACCTGCTCCACCTACTAAAGCTAGAGTTCCTGTAGCATCAGGTAGGGTATAGGTTCTATTAGTGTTATTTGTTAAGCTGTCAAACCTAAATGAAAAATTCTTATAAGTAGATACTCCTGTGTAACCATAGAAATCAAATAAAACTCCTGAAGAAGCAATACTAGAATAGCCGTTACCCTTTGGTAGATAAGCTGCATCTTGCCTCATACTTATAACACCACCTAATGCTGGTGCTCCAGCTGCAACTAAATATCTAGACGTTAAATCAAATGTACCTAAATCAACACTTTGAGTAGCTCCTGTGTATGGAACATATCCTGAAACACTTGGAATGTCACTTGTTAAGGCTATTGTACCTGTAGCACTTGGTAAAGTATAAGAGTAAGTACCATTAGACAAAGTAGAGCCAAAGGTGGTCACTCCTGATACCAACAATGTACTACTAATCTTAGCTGTACCTGTTGTTTCAAATTTATAACTACCACTAGGTGCTGCTCCTATTCCTATATTAAGTGAGGAATCTGAAAATACGCCTTGAGCTAGTGTACCTAAATTGTGTGTAAATCCCATGTTATTTTATTTTGTATCTACTTGTTTTATTATAACTTTTTATCAGTTGGTACTATTGGCTCAGATTCAGGCTCTATTTGAGTCGTAACTTCTTGTACTATTGGCTCAATAGGTGCTATTCCTATTAGATTACCATTGTGAGTTGTTAAATTTATTGTAAGTTTCATATTATTTAATTAATAGTTTTAGTTCTTCTATTTCTAATGAAAGTTCTTGTACTGCTTTTACTAATACAGGTATTAAATCTTGATAATTTAAAGCTAAACTTTCTTCTTCACTTTCATTTTTAATTTTAAATACTGCTTCAGGATATACTTTTTCTATGTCTTGTGCAATTAAAAATAATCTTCTTTTATCTTCATCATCAGTTTTGTATTTACCAATAATTGTCCTAATTTGAGATAAATTATCACAAGCATTTACTATTGGCTCAATTATATCTTTTGAATTTTCATCAGATAATGAACCCCATGAAGTACCTCCATTTGATAAAACAACTCCATTCGTATTACTTATAATTCTTATTTCAGCACCACCTCCTCCATTTGCAGTAATATAATTTGCAGAATTTCTGCTAAAAAATATTTCAGCTCCCGAACTTCCAAGAGTTAAATCTGCAAGTGAACCTTTTACTATAACATCACCACCTGATGTGATACGCATACGTTCGGTAGCACTTGTAGTAAAAATCAATGGTCCATAACTACCACTCCAATAACTTGCTGCTAAAGTAACTCCATTACTTCCCGTTGCATTAGGAAAAATATCTAAAGTAGCTCCTGAAACTCCCCAACCATTACCAACTGAAAAACTACCATTTACTACAAGTTTTGAAGATAAATTACTTGTTGTTCCTATACCTACGTTACCATCCCTTGATATTGCTAATCTTACATTTCCTGAATTAGCATCACCACCTGCAGCCGTAGAACATTTAATTGCAAAGTCACCTTCAACTTGGTCTTCAGTAAAAAACCCCCAATTTCTTCTAAGCGTTGGATTTGTAGTTAATGTAGTATTTAAGGATATTCCTGCTCCTGAACTATTACCACCATTTGCAATAAATTGAGATTTTGCACCTGTCGCAGTAACCGATGAACTAAACGTAGCTGCTCCTGTGGATGCTATGGTAAGTCTTGTAGTTGGTGCAGTATCGGTTGTAACATCTCTTGTACCAAATATTAGACTTCCTTTAGTTTCACCTGTATTTGATGTTTCAATATATCCAATATAGGCAGGTTGATTTGTATTTGCAGTAATTGAATAACCAAAACCAATTAATCTTGTACCATTAAGACCATTCTCACCTGCGCCTAATTGTATATAATTACTTGCAGTACCAAAACCAGTTGTTTGTGGATTTTTACTAAATGTAGATAAAGCAAGTACGGAATTTGTTGAATTTCCAACATTTAAAGCAGTTGTTGCTGAATTAATATTCAATTTAAACCCTGCATCTGTTGTAGTGTTTATTAATACGTTACCACCTGATTGACTTTGTAAAATTAATTTAGTAGCATCTATATATCCATCTGCAAAACCATTTGAATCATTATAAAATACAACAGGTGCGCCTGATAATGAATTTGAATTAGCAACCCCAACACGTTTATTTGTAGCTGCTCTCACGTCTAAAGAATAACCACTAACTGCTGATGTTGTGTTAAATGCACCATTCCCACTAAACGTAGCACTTGTACCACTTAATGCTCCTGTAAGCGTCTTAGCTCCTGCAAAGGTTTGCGTTCCTGTAGTAACCACACCTCCAAAACTTGCATCAGCAGGTTGTAGATTTAAAAGACTTCCAACAAGACTTGCTGCATTTGCGTTTGGAGTTATGCCTATTGCAGTTAATGATATAGATAACCCTGAAGTACCAGAGGTACCTGTAGTACCAGAAGTTCCATCAATTCCTGTAGTACCACTTGTACCTGTTGTACCACTAGATCCACTAGTTCCTGTTGTACCACTTGTACCTGTGGTTCCTGATGTTCCATCAATTCCTGATGTACCACTTGTTCCTGTAGTTCCACTGGTACCAGATGTACCTGTAGTGCCACTAGTTCCTGTTACACCTGTTACATATGCCACTACATCCACTATATCACCCAATAAACAAGGAGTGGCTAATGTTATACTTGTACCAGTGGTTGCTGTAAATTCTGAAGGAGCAAGTTTAGAACCATTATAATAAACATCTACTTGTCCTACATTATATGTTACAGTGAATACTGTTTGTCCTGCTGTTGCTGTAAATGTGGTTTCATTTCTTGCATTAGGATCAGGAGTGAGTCCACTAGTTCCACTAGTTCCACTGCTTCCTGTAGATCCACTAGATCCAGTTCCTCCACTACTTCCACTAGAACCTGATGTTCCATCTATTCCAGAAGTTCCACTGGTACCTGTGGTTCCTGATGTTCCATCAATTCCTGTAGTACCACTTGTACCTGTTGTACCACTAGATCCACTTGTGCCAGAAGATCCACTTGTACCATCTATTCCAGACGTGCCTGAAGAACCACTTGTGCCTGAAGTACCAGATGTTCCACTAGTTCCATCTATTCCAGTGGTGCCTGAAGTTCCACTAGTTCCAGAAGATCCTGTTGTACCAGAGGTGCCAGATGTACCATCTATTCCAGAAGATCCACTTGTTCCTGTAGTGCCAGAGGTACCTGATGTACCTGATGTACCTGTAGTACCAGATGTTCCAGTGGTACCAGATGTACCATTTGTACCATCTCCACCAGAAGCACCATCAAGATTTACATACCATATAGGGAAACTTCCTGATCCAACAGTTCTTGTAGGAGCACCAAATATTAATATTCCTGTTAAAGGATCATAAGATATCACTTCACATTCTTGGAAGTTATTAGCATCTCCTGCTATAATTATAGATTGTGCTACTGAGTAAGACAAATCTAAATCCACTGTTAATGTTCCTGCGTTACCTAAAACAAAACTTGTTACAGAAGTGGT